AGTCAATCTCTGACCAATGCCAGGCTGATAAAATCCATTTACTTTCTGCATTATATAGTGGGGAATATACTCTGAGTCAATCAAAAACCAAGGGAAAACTGTGCGCCAATATTTACTTTCGTTTCTTCTTCAAACCACAACTTCATTTTCACTTCATCTTTATCACTATCCTTCTCTTTGCCTTCATAAGTACATTCCAAAATATCAAAAGTTTTTTGCTTATAGTCATTAACGTCCACAGAACCATTCGTTCCAACCGTCTTCTCAAATATCTTTTCAATATCGTAGAAATTATCTTCATCTTCCTCCGCCTTCAATTCCCAGTAAGTCATCTTCCTGCGTTCAACAATCAACTTCGCTACTCTTAATCCTTCAAGACCTTTGCAAGATTTACGAACATAAAAATCCTTAGGATCAATATTCTCATAATACGGGTCATTGTAAGTCGTTTCAGTATACCTACCAATCAATTCAATAGTCTTACCACTCCCAGGAGAACCATCACCAATCAAATCCCTAATAAAATTCGGATACCTTTTACCCGCATCAGGCCATGCCTTGAGAAAGTCTTCCAAGCCTTTATTTTTAATTTGAGGTTTACCTGTCTGTGGATTGACTACCGGTTGGCCTGTCTGCGGATTTAAAACTAATTCGTTCAAACCTTCGTACTTCTCAATTCTCTTACGTGGCTCTCTTTTAACCTTATGCGTAATCTTTAATATCCCAACGCCCTTGAGAACAGCGTTATGAACTACTTTAGACTCCTCATCATAAAAAGGTAAATTATCCAATCTATCATCAATAAAATCCGATTGCTTCTGACATAATTCATTACCGTCATTACGAGCTAACTCAGGTCTTGGGGTAATTGCAAATTTCGGGTCTTGCTTAGTAAACGCCTTCATTACATCTGAAACTATCTTATCAACCTTTGTCGCTGTAACTCCACGATCAATATTAAACTGTCGAGCCTTGTTCTCTTTCAATTTCCCCTTGTATTGATTATCAAGAGAGTCCATCAAATCATCAAATTTATCCTTCTCACGCTCGGCCTTAATTTCTTTAAGCTCGGCCATGCACTCTTTTTCAAGTCTTTTTTTGTCGTCATCGGATAGTTTTATTTTTTCAAAATAGTATGGAATATCACTTCCGAGAAGATCGTCAGTGGATTTTTCGAGGGTGTAATCATCTTGCTTTACATCGGACATAATTACTTTCTAATTATAAGAATGTTCAAATCCATCCATTATAAAACAGTTCAATAAAGTTAATTTATAAAGATTCGAAATATGACAAACATAATAATTAGGATTTAGGTCACGTGTACCTAGTATAAATTTAGAGGATTTTACATCAGCCATACCAAAACCCTATCACCAATATATTTACGTGTCAATATTAAAACGAAAAATCACTCCCCATCTCACTCGCCGCCACAACCCTCCCACTACTCCTACGTCTAACTCCACCCCTATTCGCCACCGGTGCCGCAAACGTCAACGCCAACGTATCTGCCCTATTCGGGCTTGCCAACCCCCTACGCTTCATGTCCGTCTTACTCTCTAACACAATCTTTCCCGCACCTGAACCCGTCGTCTTAACATAATACTCAGGACCCACCAACTCTGCCGCCAATATCGGGTCATCCGGTATCGTCCCCCCATCCCTCAACCAGTCCTTCATCATCCCCCACATCTCAGCACGCTTATTCAAATACCCAGGGTCTCCACTTTCACCACCAAACGCAATCAATTTCCACGACCTTCCCAACTGCTTCCCTGCTGAAACAATTCCCGTACCATACCCGAAATCTACAAACACCGCATCCGCCCTCTCATCATCCTCAAACTTTGCTACATAACCCGCCATTACAAAATCGTCATCATTCTTATTATATCTCGCCAATATCCTAAATTTATTACCCTGCCTTAACCCTATGCAAGTCTCATCTCCGCCCATCCAAGCCGGGTCAACCGCCAATATCCTTGCCGCAAAATTATACTTCGATGGATGCAATTCAACTCCCCTCGCCTGTGCTACATAACTATGAGGTATAAACTGCCTATCACTTACATTAGGAAATTCGCCCTTAACGTGTATCCTTACGAAATCCGAGTCCTCGCCATAGTCCTCTATCCATTGGTCTATTTCCTTCTTATTCGTCAATTTTGAAGAAAGTATATTAATCTGTTTTGTATTCCAACGATGTCTATTACCATGGAAACAAGCATGAAACTTACCATTATTACGAGTAGGATTACCAAACACAAACCAAAAAATTTCAGTTTTTTCATCTGTCAACGCCCCTTCCGTTACATTCCAAATACTATCAGGTATACCAGACGCCTCATCAAAAATAATTAAAATCCTTTTCCCCTTGTTGTGCATACCTGCAAATGCTTCTGACCTCTGCTCATTCCAGGGAACCTGATCTATACGCCAAGTCTTCTCATGGCTCGCATCTGCTGAATATATCGCCGTTGCCGTGAACTTAAACCAGTGCTTTGCTATAAATAAATTGTACCACTTAGCCAACTCTGCCCAACTTTTTATTTTCAGTTGTGATTCGGTATTCGATGTTATGATTCCCTTCGTGTCCTCAAACGTACTCAATGCCCAAAGAATAAGCCATGCTGACATTGCAGACTTCCCCGGGCCGTTACCACTTGCTACCGCAAACCGCAAAGCCTCATTAAAAGTTACCATGCCATCCCGAACCGCTATAAGTAATTCCTTTTGCCATGTGTCCGGTCCTTGATAATTCTTAAGCTCTCCGGTTCCCCATGGAAATGAATAGATGACCCATTTTAGAGGGTCTCTGCTTAATGAGGCCATGTCTTTGATGAGTTCTGCTTCGTTGGAGTCAGTTACGGGAAGGGTCATAATTAGCTACCCTACTACGGGCTTCTTTCAATGATGCGGATATGTTAACGGAACCTGAATGCTCAACTTGCTCTTTCAAAAGTCCGAGCATTTTATACAATAACTCAAGCGCTTTTAAATTTATAGTTGGATTCTCATAGTCCAGAAGTTCCTTATGCCTCTTTATAAGCACCTCTGGCGTGATTCCTAGCTTGGCCATTGCGTTTTTTATGGCTAAGTCGAGCTGTGCCTTGTCTAATGGCTTATCGTTCACCAGAGAGGCCTTTACTGCCACTGGAAGGGTATCTAGAAGGTCATCGGCTTCGGATTCGGTCATTAAATTGACCTCAACAGTTCCCATTTTTGTTTTATACTCAATTCTTCCCAATACGAAGCCCCAACAGCGCCGAGATAGCCTAAGAATTCAAGACGGCCGACACTTCTCTGACCAGTTCCGCAACAAGAAGTGCAAGACTGGACGTCTTTTTCTTCTCGATTGATAATTTGGGTAACAAAACCTTTATTACAATCAGGGCAATCCTCTGTTAACGACTTCCAAGCAAGGGTTTTTCTATAGATGAGAAAATCGAGGACAGCATTAACGATAAATTTCAGGAAGGAAATATTTTTTACAGACGGAGAACAATAAAGACAGCGATTTCCATAGAGGATATTCTCGATATAATTTAATCCACTACCACAAACAGCACATCTTGCGGCAGGTTCTTCAATATTACGAGGAGCTAACCCCTCTACAGTTTCCGGCTGAGAGTTCATGGTTAAAATATATCAGATATTTCTATTTTGTCAATGAATGATGTAATTTATTATGGCAAGAACGGCATAGCCAAGTTCCGTTTGAAATTGAATGATCGCCGTTTGGGTCTTGGTAGGTATGACCATTATCATTTACAAGGTATTTCACTGGTACAATATGATGAGCGTCCAAATTATCTTCATCCTCATCTTCACATCTTGAACAAATACGAGCAACATTAGAATTTATTAGATTTTTCCTAAGATTGAATGTCCTAGTTATTTCTTCCCATCCTGATTCTGGAATTAAAATTTCTAATCTATCGCTATAGATAGTCCTAATATAATCAACTCCTTCAATATTTTGAATAAACGATTCAGGCATAGTGTTATTGTACTCTTATTTTTACAAATGTCAACAACTATCGACGAGAAAACCCTATCACAGCGACGGAAAAAACACCCAATAACCGCCCAAAACCGCCCAATTACAAAACCTGCCCGTAAATGCCCCTAGAATCAACGATTATATAACGGTTAATGGTAATATGTTACTGTTATGTAATAAATTATATAAGCAGATATAAGGACTACAATCTGCTCGATCCATATATAGTATTAGTAGGAAAACCGTTATATAATGGCATTTTTACTATTACACCTATTACCCCTATTATCTATTAGTAGAGATAGAATAGGTAAAAAGCAACTGTTGTAAATC